AAAACCACCAATCTTTCCAAAGATTACCCGCAAACAAGCATTTGTCGGTGGTGTCATCGGTGGAATATTATTGAAAGTATTCGTATTCTAAGAGGTTCTTATGAACGCTACGGCGCAACAGTTACGTGACAAGATTAAAGAAGAATTTAAGAAATGTGCAGTTAACCCAGACTATTTCTTATCACGATATTCATATATTCAACACCCGATTCGTGGTCGGGTGTTGTTTGATTTATATCATTATCAAAAAGACGCTCTAAAGGACTTTGAACAAAGTGATTATAATATTGTTCTGAAGGGTCGTCAGATTGGTATTTCCACGCTAGTCGCAGGATATGCATTGTGGTTGATGTTATTTCACAAGGATAAAAACATTCTTGTTATCGCAACCAAACAAGAAACTGCAAAAAATCTTGTGACCAAGGTAAAATTCATGCATGACAATTTACCCGTTTGGTTACGAGGGTCAGTAATAACAAATAATAAACTGTCCTTACAGTTTCAGAACGGTTCACAAATTAAAGCAGTGGCATCGTCTCCAGACGCAGGACGTTCTGAAGCACTTTCTTTACTGATTCTCGACGAATGTGCGTTCATTGATGACGCAGAAATCATCTGGACGGCAGCATCTAGTACGTTATCAACTGGTGGTAAAGCAATTCTATTGTCTACTCCAAATGGTGTTGGTAACTTCTTCCACAAGATGTGGCAACAGGCCGAATCAAAGTCAAATGGGTTTAATCCAATATTATTAGATTGGAGAGTTCATCCAGAACGCGATCAAGCATGGCGTGACCGTCAAACTGAACTGATGGGAGAATTACAGGCAATTCAAGAGCACGATGCCTCATTCATATTTTCGGGTAATAATGTTATACCAGCAGAAATTTTAGAGTTTTATAAATCATCATTTGTACAAGAACCTATAACCAAAGGTGGGTTTGATGGAAATACTTGGATTTGGGAATACCCCCAAGCAGGAAAGTCATATATTGTTTGTGCTGACGTTGCCCGTGGAGATGGTGAAGATTATTCTACGTTTCACGTAATTGATGTAGAACGTTCAGCTCAAGTAGCAGAATATAAGGGAAAGGTGGAAACCAAACAATTTGGAAATATGTTGGTGTCTATCGCAACGGAATATAATGACGCACTACTTATTCCAGATAACAGTAGTATCGGATGGAACGCCATTCAACAGATTATTGACCGTGGATATCGTAACTTATTTTATATGTCCAGAGATTTGCAATACGTAGATGTGGAACATCAAATGAGGGGTAAATACAGTAAGGAAGAACGAAATATGGTACCAGGCTTCATGATTTCTCAACGTACCCGCCCTCTTATTATTGCTAGATTAAAAGAATATATGTTGGATAATTCGTTTACTATTAGGTCTACTCGTATGATTGCTGAATTGGAAACGTTCATCTGGAAAAATGGTAGACCAGAAGCGTTGTCTGGATATAATGACGACTTGGTTCTCGCTCTTTGTATCGGATTGTGGGTACGGGATACTGCACTTAGATTACGTCTAGAAGGTATAGAATTAACAAAGTTAGCATTGGATAAATCTTCATATAGTCAAACCGGAGCCGGAGTATATTTTGGTAATCAAACGAAGGTCAACCAATATGAGATGGAAATCGCAGGAAATAAGGAAGATATTCGGTGGTTACTGTAAATACGTAATACTTATATAGTAGTCTCTTTATATACCATTTTTTCGGGATAAAGTATGAAAATAGAAGAATTTAAGAATTTAGTTCGGGAAATCATACGAGCAGAACTAGCAGACATGGCTAAACAACACACAACTGGCGAAGAAATATGTGAAGGTGACGGGTGTTTAGATGAAAAATCCGTACCCCAACCATATGACCGTAAAGGCGCTCGTAAAATGAATAAGTCTCAAATAGCTCTTCGTAAAAGAATTGGAAACGCCATGATGGACGACGAAAAGAAAGTCAGTCAATTTCGTAAAAAACATGGTGACGATTGGGAGTCATATTTGTGGGCTGCCGCGTCCTCAGCCGCATTTAGACAAAAAGGTAGTAGTAAGAGTGACGACAAAAAGAAAAAATGATTAATTTAAGAGATTTTTTTAAGTTTGAAGACCATGGAGGGCCACACGTTCGCCATGATCCTCCTGGGTCGGAAGATGCAGATGTAAATAATGATGGAAAGGTTGATAAGAATGACAAATATATGATGGCAAAACGTCGATTATATAAACAATATCAAGCTACACAAAAGAGTACGAAATCAACAGAATTTTCTACACCGAAGTTGGAGAACAACATGATTAGACTATCAGGATTGGTAAATCTTAAAGCATTAAAAGAAGAATCACACGAAGAACCTACATCAACTCCAACTAAGTCTGTTGATAAAGCTAAAGTTGAGATGAAGTTAAAGAAGCTTAAAGAAATGCAAATGGACAAGGAACAAGAAAAGAAAGTTGATGAACTTCTTTCCAAGATGGAAGAATTAACAGCCGGTCAAAAAAAACTTGATGTTGATAAAGACGGAAAGATTGAAGGCGATGATTTAGCTAAACTTCGTGCTGGTAAAAAAGCAGACGAAGAAATTGGTCCAAAAGACCAAGTAGATGCCGGAGAATATGATTATGAAGGTGATATGGCAAAAAATCAACTTCAAACTACTATTAGAAATGCACAAGCGTTACATGATATGTTGGAAGATGACACTAATCTTCCTGAATGGGTACAAAGTAAAATTACTTTAGCAAAAGAATATATTCAATCAGCAGCAGACTATATCACCAGCGAAAAAGCACAATCCGATTCTTCTACCGATAAAGATTTAGAAGCTATGAAGGAAGCTGTGAACGAAGCAGCTCCAGAAGGATGGGAAAAGACTGTTCTCGCTATGAAGAAACACAAAGACATCGATAATCCTTGGGCACTCGCACATTGGATGAAGAAGAAGGGATATCATTCACAAAAAGAAAGTAAGAAGGACGGAGAATAAGCATGAATCAAGTAGCTAAATTTGTTTCTCTTTTACTTTCTAGTAGAGAACAAGCACATATTTTTCATCTTCAAACTCCTTCATTCGCCGCACATAAAGCACTACAGGGATACTATGAAGATATCGTAGACCTAATTGATACCTATGTTGAATCCTACCAAGGCCGATATGGTATCTTAAAGGGCTATATGCCAACCAATACAATCCTAGAAGATGATTCGGCACTTAGTTACTTTATGGGACTTCAAAAGTTCGTAGACGAAATCCGTGGTCAACTACCGCAGGACGGTGAATTAAACAACACCATAGATGAAATAGCTGGATTAATCTCCAGTACAATTTACAAGTTAAAGTTTCTTAAGTAATATGGAATACAAAGATTTTTTCTCTAATTTAAAAGAAGAATATCCTTGGGGTGGGTTTGATGCCACAAAAGACGATTTTGATGGAGAGACTCAAACAGGAAACACTGCGTCAGATGACCCAAAAGATTTAGCAGTTCGGTCGGCTCGTATCAGTGATATATTGGAACGTAACATCCCAACCAGTCCAGATAAGTGGGCAAAAGCAAAGGCAGCAGCTCGTTCTAAGTTCAAGGTCTACCCATCGGCATACGCTAATCTCTGGGCAGCAAAGAAGTACAAGAGTATGGGTGGTGGGTGGAAGAAGGGAAAGAAGTGATTAAATTAGTAGACCTTATTCCAGAAACTTGGACTAAGAAATATAAAAAGTCTATTGACTGTAGTAACCCAAAAGGTTTCAGCCAACGAGCCCATTGCGCTGGTCGCAGAAAGCGAAAGCGTGGTGGTAAAACCAAATCCAAACCAGTATGATACGATTCGCTGATTTACTTGTAGAAGTGTCTATTGACCTTGACGAAAAAACAAAGACCAAAGGAGAACTTGGTAAGTGGCTTCGTCAAAAGTGGGTAGACATTTCTCGTAAAGACCCTAAGACCGGTAAACATCCACCGTGTGGAGCTTCTGCTGGTAGTAAGGAACGTAAGGGTGGGTCAGCAAAATATCCAAAGTGCAGACCAGCTCGTTCTGCAGCAGCAATGAGTAAAGGTGAAAAGCGGTCAGCAGTTGTCCGTAAGAGAAAGGCAGGAAATCCAGGTGGAAAACCAACAATGGTATCCACATTTAAGAAAAAGGAAGAATGATATGGAAAACTTAAATGAAGCCTGTTGGGAAGGATACAAACAAGTTGGGATGAAAGATAAGGGTGGAAAGATGGTCCCTAATTGTGTACCTATTAACGAAGAAGATATCATTGAAGATTTTTGTCCACGCTGCCTTGCCACTGAAATTGTACGGGCGGCAGGTAAACCACTAGAAGAAGCCGAATATCACGGTCGTAAGGTTCCTCTTGGAAAACCAATGCGTGGCGATGTAAAAAAATTCAAAGTGTTTGTGAAAGACCCAAGTAGTGGTAATGTTAAGAAGGTCAACTTCGGTGACCCAAACATGAGAATTAAGAAGTCAAATCCAGCTCGCCGTAAGTCATTTAGAGCTCGTCACAATTGTGATAACCCAGGTCCACGTACCAAGGCAAGATATTGGTCGTGTCGGAAGTGGTAATATGAAAGTCTCCAGAAAGATATCTGACGCTATATTAAAGAAAATGGGATATACATTCAATCCAGAAGAGTTCCATATGGGAATGAATGTAGAAATGGAACATCAAGATGTGACTAATGGAAATGTGGTCAAAACAGCAAAAATAGCAGCTGCACACTTGACAGAGAAACCAAATTATTATACATTACTAAAGAAGTACGTAGAAAAAAAAAAGTTAAATGAATATAGTGAAGAAGAAAAAAGAAAGATTGGAATTCCTCTTAGCGCGGTAAGTCGTGGTGGTGTATGGTACATCGGTAATACATACGCGGGTAAAGTGGTTAATGGAAAGTTTGTTGCGGCAGGAATAGAAACTGACCCCAATATAATCCGTGTACCAAAAGGTACTACAGGTCCGGGGTCACAAACGTCAACTGGTTTAATGCTTGGAACTGGAAGAATTGAAATTCAAAAAGGTAAACCGTTAGTACCAATAGTTGCTCCTGACGAGCGATCAAGTGACGCTATTGTAGAAAGAAACAAACAACGTAATCAAGAATATGCAGAATCACTTGGTACAACTTACAATCCTTCGGGCTGGTTATTACCAAAAGCAGTAGAACAAGAAGCACGTACACACGGACAACTGATTCACGAAACAATACGTCAAGAATTAGCCGCATCAGAAAAACCTAGGTTTTCTATAACAGAAGGTTCTATAGGAACTTGGCTTGACAGTCAAATATTCAATGAAACTGAAGCTAGAAGAAATACTGTATGGAAAACATTTGATGCACTTATTGAAAATAACAACTTACGGATAACATCAGTAGATGTATTGTATCGCGCATTTCATTTTTTTACATCACCATCGACTGGAGAGAATCAACTTGTACTGTTTAAACAACTCATGGACCAACTTCAGTCCGGTACAGTAGAATTACCACCGTCCTCGTTTAGTCCAGATTTAGGTATCGCTATAAAATTTGCAAGATTTAATGACCCTGTAAAGTCTATTGTCTTTAAATTATTACCTCCAAAAAAAGGATTCCGTGGAGTACATCTGTCGGAAGTTTCTCAAAATGTTGCGTATAAATACGAAACAGAAGTAGTATTGGCGTCATCTAAATATAAAGTATCTAGTATTACTGAACGAGAAATTTTTCAAGATGAAACAGACAAATTACGACATACAACATATACAGTAGAATTAGAACAACTGGAAAAATAATATGAGTAAAAAATTAACCGCCGCTGATTTATTGATGGGTAGTTCTATGAGAGAAACTGAAAAGATTCTTTTAAAACTAAAAAACCATAGAACCTCAAAAAAGACCGATACTTATACAAAGGAGGATGGCGCTCCATCGGTTGGATTAGTGTCACCAAGTGGTGGTATAAATGCTGCACCAAAACCAAAAGATGTTAAGAAAATGCGTAAAGCATTAGACTCGGAGAAATAAGATGGCACAATTAAAAGATTTACTTAACGAAGTTACCAGTCAAGTTCCACGTAGAGTTCAATTGATGCGTGTAGAAGCAGTATTGGAAAATCTTGCACCACAACTTAAAGAAGCCGACCAAAAGAAGCTTGCAGAAGTGTATGTTGAATTGAGACAATTAGCAGAAATGCTGAATGGTATGCCATACACTATCTTTAATGCAGATCAATGGGCATTACTAGAAGTTGTACTAAAAGGTAAAGTAGCGGAATTTAAATTAATCGCAGAAGATATTGCAGAAGATAATAAAGATGTTGATTGCTGGCCATTAGCGACAGCACTTGACACCGTACTCATTTAAGTGAGGGGTTATGGCAGATACTAGTATATTTGGTCGCCTACGGAAACTGTTCTCAACAAACACAGTTGTCCGAAATGTAGGTGGAAAGAAGTTAAGAGTCGCAGATACCGACAATATTCAATCGTTTATCAACAGACGGGGTATTGATCGGTATCATCGTGTTTATTCGTCCATGACAGGTGGATATGGGTCTGCTCACGGACGATATGAATCCGCAGCAGCATTCCAAGGATCACGATTACAACTGTTCCGTGATTATGATATGATGGATAACGATCCTATCATATCATCTGTGTTAGATATTTACTCAGACGAATCAACAGTTAAAGATGAATTTGGTCAAGTACTAAGTATCCGCTCAAAAAACGAACATATCCAAGATATTCTCCATAACTTATTTTATGATATATTGAATGTTGAATTCAATCTCTGGCCATGGGTCAGAAACATGGCTAAGTATGGAGATTTCTTTTTATTCCTAGACATCGACCCAGAGTATGGTGTAGTAAATGTAATTCCACTCTCTGTTTATGAAACTATTCGTATTGAAGGTGCAGACCCAAACAATCCTTTCTCAGTAAAGTTTAAAGTTGAAAATGACTTTTTAGCATTAGGTAAGAAAGAACTTGAAAATTATGAAGTGGCGCACTTCCGTCTCCTTTCGGACACCAATTTCCTTCCATATGGTAAGGCAATGATTGAAGGTGGTCGTCGTATCTGGAAGCAACTTCAATTGATGGAAGACGCGATGTTAATTCATCGTATCATGCGTGCACCTGACAAACGTAAAGTTTTGGTGGATATTGGAAATATCCCACCTGCAGAAATTGATACGCATATGCAACGTATCATTGACCGTATGAAAAAGACACCGTTGGTTGACCCAAAGACTGGTGATTACAATCTTCGATACAATATGATGAACATCACCGAGGATTTTTATCTTCCAGTACGTGGAAAAGATTCTGGTACAGATATTCAAAACCTACCAGGATTACAGTTTAATGCCATAGAAGATATTGAATATCTCCGTAATAAGTTAATGGCCGCGTTTAAAGTACCCAAAGCCTTTTTAGGATATGAAGAAGACATTAGTGGGAAAGCAACCTTGGCAGCACAAGATGTTCGTTTCGCACGTACCATTGAACGTATTCAACGTATTATGGTATCTGAACTTACCAAGATTGCAATCATTCATTTATATGTCCAAGGATACACAGATGAAGATCTTATAGATTTTGAATTAGAGATGTCAAGTCCATCAGTTATTTTCGAACAAGAAAAATTAAATCTATGGAAAGAAAAGGTTCAATTAGCAAAGGACGTTGCAGATAGTAAATTTATGTCACGTTCGTGGATTTACCATAATGTTCTTAATATTTCTCAAGAAAATGCGAGAGAAGAACAGGTGATGGTGGCTAAAGATGTAGAATGGGTTGCAACGGTAGATGCAAAAGCACAACAAGCATCACAACCACCACAACCAGAGGGGCAACCAGGCGCACCAACTCCTGAACCAGAGGCAGCACCACCAGAAGGAGAAGCTCCGCCAGAAGGAGCCGCGGATTCACAACAAAAAGAACCTTTAGATTCGATAGATAAGGTTTTAGCGACACTAGATACTATGGGTGCCGAACCAGAAGATGAAATTGATGTTTCGGACGAAGAACTAGAAGAAGCTAAAATGGGTCGTCCACGTAAGGGAATGTCATTTGGGCAAGACAGTCATCCGCGTGGCAGAGATCCATTAGGACATAAAGAAAACATGGATGCATTAAAAGGACGTATTCAAAGACGTAAACCAACAAGAAAGTCACCACTTTCTCTTGAAAATACTGAAATAAGTAATCTTATTAAACAACTAAAGTCACAAACTACCACTAAAACATCCAGTATATTAAGCGAAGAAAATATCTTAGATATTGACACAAAACTAACGGACTAAAAAATTACATACTATTTAATATATGAGTGGTATTTTATTCACTTTGGCGGATATTTTATATGAAACCAAGCATTAAGCACAATAAGCTACGTAACACTGGACTTCTATTTGAACTTCTAGCACGACAAATTACGTCCGATGTATTGGAAAATAAGAAGGACGGTGTTGCTGTAAAACTAATGAGAGAATTCTTTAATTCCAAAAAGGAATTGGGAAAAGAGTTAATGCTATATCGTGCATTCTTCAATGTCCAAAATCTATCAGAACAAAAGGCGTTTCAATTATTACGATTGGTCACCGAACAACGTAAGAATCTTGATCAAAATGAATTAAATACTCAAAAATATCTTTTAATTAAAGAAATTAAAAACAATTTTGATTTAAAAGAATTCTTCGCAGCTCGTATCCCATCATACAAGATTTACGCTTCTATCTACAAGAATTTTGATGCAGCGATAAATGGTATAAATGACACTACAACAATAGAAGAATTGGCAAATAGTCAATTTACCATTGTAGAACATTTATCTGGGAAAATGTCAAATAAAGTAATTAAAGAGAGTACTGAATTAGCTAAAGTGATTCGTAGTCAAGAAGATGACATTCGATTCTTAGCATATAAGATTTTAATTGAACGTTTTAATGAAAAATATAAGGGATTAGATGAAGTTCAAAAGAAACTTCTTCAAGAATATATCTATAACATTTCTAATACTTCAAAGTTGAAGACATATACACAAACCGAAAGCCACAGATTGGCCAAGGAATTGTTAGGTCTGTCTAAAAAAGTAAAAGACAAAGTGGTAAGAATTAAACTATCAGAAGTAATTGCTCAGTTAGAAAGAATCAAAACCGCTCAAATTATTAAAGAAAATCATATGACCGCAATGCTCATAGGATATGAAATTGTAAAGGAGTTAAAGGAACTATGATTAATGATAACTTACTCAAAAAAATAGTACGAGAAATTCTTGAAGAAGAATTAAATGAAATGACTA